TTATGCTTTGCTCCATATTCTAGATATTTACCATCTTGAACATTGGGGTCTATAGTTCCACCGTTGGTGATGGAAGAAAATATAATAAGAAGACTAAAAATAAGGTATTTCATAAGAATACCCTCCATATTAGAAGCGTTTATTTACCTTATTATAATACACCGTTATTTATGCGGTCTATTTTTTTTCTGATTAAGATACCACCAAGCGTCTCTAACTACATTTTTATTCCAACTTTTATAATTCATAAAATGACCAAAAACAAAATGACAATACTTATCACAAAGAGTAATAAGATTGTCTGGATCTAATTCTTTAGAAGGATCTAAATGTACTGGTACTATATGGTGTACTTCTGGCTTTTTACAAGATCCACACGCTTGACAACAAGGTTGTCTGCCTATATGTTCTTTTCTTAATGCTGCCCAACCGGGAGATCGAACAGCGTACCTAATTTTTTTACTACCAAATGGCCACATTGTATTACCCCTATATCAAGGAATAAGATCATTTAATATAAATGATTGTATATAATTTTCATCACTTGCCGTGACTTCAATGTAGCTATATGGACCTTTACCACTAGATGTAACAACGGCTACACCCACCCTATATGTAGTACCCGCTGTAGCATCAAATTCATAAGTTTGTTGTGCCAATATCATTTTTTTATGCACATAAGATTGTATTTTTTGTTGAGATGGTAATTCTTCAACTGTTACATCGTAACCAGTTACTCTTGGGTCATCTACTTCCTCCCAAGCAATAATTATTGTGCCGTCGGTAGAACCTTGATTAGCAGTAAATGATGCTGAAAGATTAATAGATGGCAGCGGCTCACTAATGCAGGCTGCTACACCATAAGCGAATCCAGCTTTAGAAAACGCTGGACATTCCTGCTGTGATCCAAATAGTTTAGTACCACCATTATCATAATATGGATGATAGCAACCACACACATTCACTCTTCGCCCATTAATAATAATGAATTCCCTAAAAACCAACTTTCCTCTAGATTCACATATTGCATCGTTAAGCTCACATCCACAGCTACATCTTTCTAAATCTTTAGTATATCCTGCACGGCAGGTTATATCACAAAAACATTCGCACGCCTCTTCATCAAAGCCCCAATTCAGCCCTTTATATTTCCTGCATGCTCTTTCACTTAAAGCACACTCACACCTGCAACCAGCTCCAACTTTGTGATTTTGTGGACATGAAGTTTGCCCAGAATATTCTGGATAACCATAAGCTTCATATTTATCACAATAACATCCGCAAACCTCATTATTACTCACAAATTGCTTACCATCAGAACAACCCCTTGGCTTACAAATACACTCGCAGGTACTTTGGTCTACAAAAGGCTTCTCTGGCGGACACGCCCCATAACCACCTTCAGCCCTAGACTGTTGTTTACACACACATGCAGCCCGCCCATCTAACGTAACTACACAACGAGATTCACGGTAGTCGCATACGGGTACAAACTCATAATAATTCGGGTAAGGTTTTCCTGTTAGTATACATTTCTTACAAGGATCTGGTGGTTTAGGACATTCTAGGTCCTTTGGTGGCAAGCATTCATATATACCGTTCGCATTTGGATCATCGTTATTTTGCCTGCACTCATATTTCCATGTTATATCTTTTGGTAAATATTTACTTTTTTCTAGACATGCATCTCTCCAGCCACCAGGAGTCCAACATACCGAACACTGATTAAACCCAGCTGGCGGATCTGCTTTAATCATTTTACCATCATCTCCGCATTTATAACATGGAGCATATAGCTCATTAATATCTATTATTTCTCCATTTATACATTTCTTGCAAGGATCAGAATCTGTTATATTTTGATATGCACAATTATCCTGATCATCGCATAGGCAAACTTTGCAACCACAATTAAAAAATTGATTGTCTCTAGAACATGGCGTACAATTATCGTCACTAGAGTCAATCCTATCTACCTCTTCCACTACCGGTTTTCCTGCACCTATACCAAAAGATACATTATTATCTTGAGATGGCTTCTGTAGATCAGAAAATATTTTACCAGTAGAACCACTGCGTAACAGACCATCCTCTTGTTCTGCATAATTTATATCCCTAGATCCTGCTGTATCAGAACTTAAATTTTCTGGTGGTGTATTTTCTACACGTTGAGTTTGCTTAATGTTCCCACCTAAACTCGTGGTAATTCTATTTCTTAATGAAGGTCTTCTATCGGACATTTATTTATTCTCCATCTTATGATAAGTCAAAGGATGCTAGCCGCTATTAAGCAACCTTTAGATACAGCATGTAAAGGATCTGAGGCATGTTTAACCTCTTGAATAGATAGTGGAAAATTAGATTCATTTAATTTTTCATTTAATTTTTCAATATACCCATCAGCTTGTGATGTTCCGCCAGCAACAACAATTCTAATAGGGTCTTTAAATTTAGGCAATGCTTTATGACCATCAAGAGCAGCTGATAATTGCTTTGCTGTATATTCTATAAGCCTTTCGTAATATGAAGACACAGCATTTAATACAGGATTTTCGTTAGGTTCACCAACTTTAAATCCACCGCCCTCTTTCTCTACCTGAACAACACTATCGGGCTCTCCGGTCGCTACAGCACTCATACGATCAACCCAGTCGCCAGACTTGGTTGTGCTAAAGACTACTGTTGGTTCACCGTTTAGCATAACGCATACGTTGGTCATGCCAGCACCACAACTAATACCGATACCAGTATAATCTGTGTCCTCTAGTTCTGAGTAACATAATGCTTCCGCTTCGTTAATAGCTCTAGCATCATGCCCAGTTTCTGCCAGAATAGTTTTTACTACATCTTCATGATATCCAACATCAAAATCATCATCTTCTTGATCTACCGGTTGAGCAGGAACACAGAACACTAATTTTTCACCGGGCTCCGAAGCTTTCCCGACTACTTCTTTTAGTATATAAGCTAGTACTCTTTTAGCTTCTTTTTCTTTTACTGACACAACACCTCTATACATAGGTCTACGAGCAGTTTCATTTCTTTCTACCGCTTTTTCAATAGCGTCTTTACCTAGTATAATAAATGACCCATCACTGTCTTTAACAAAAGTTTTACCAGCCAAACCCTTTTCTATCATTTTGGTAGCAATAGGAGTGTTAGGCTTTATAACATAAAAAGCGTCCCTGAAATCTTTAAATACAATTTTATCCTCATTATATTTACTCATTATAATAAAGCTAGTGCCAACATCTAAGCCTTTACTCATAATTATTTACCTTTCATGCTTTTTAGCTTATTTATAGCCGATTGTGTATTATCTTGCGATTCTGTTGTTTTACCCAAGCCTTCATGCTTAGACTGCATACTCACTGTTTCGATACCCATCACGATTTTCTTATCGTCTATTTTAATACTATCTTTATACACCTTTTCTGAGTTTCTTTGTTTACCAAAAAAACTTTCTGGCTTATTATAGCTGTGAAGATTATTGTTTAATACATATTTATCAAACAATATTCCAGCTATAAATATAGATAATAATATGATAAAAAATAAAGACTGCTCAATCATAAAACCCCTCAACAATTATACACCAATTAATTTGATGGGGTTGTAGAGCTAGATATTAATATGAGCTTGGCTTATATCATATGTTAAAAATGAAGCAATGGTATATCTTACACCACTTATGATTTTTTTAACACCATGCAGATAGTTTAATGTACCAGGAAAACAGATAGAATTTCCAGGCTCTGGTATAATTTCTATACCTAATTCAGGAAAATAGAGATTACCACCTTCAAAGTCATCATTTAAAAACGTAATGCAAGCAAAGTCTCTCCATGGAAACTCGTGCTTCTTTTGACCAACAGGATTTTCTGCATCAGCGTGTGGTCTTAATTCATATCCTACAGGCCACCGAGCCATACTTAAATGCTCACAATAAATCGACTTACCATTAGAGACCTCTTGCTTGATTAAACTAATACCTTGCCGTATAGTATCTTTCATTATACTTTGGATATAAGGGTCAGTAATATCATGCTCAAATAGTGTCCTACCTTGCCAATAATTAGCTGGATCAACATTTCCCCAACTATCTTCATGCTTATCTAGATAGTTTTTGAGTGCTGTGAGCTTATCTTGACTATCTATAC